CTCCGTATCAATCCCCAGCTCGCCATACCGTTCCTGAGGAGATAGGATTACAGACGTCGTCATTCGATCATAAAACGAGTTGGTAAAGACACGCTGAATATCCTTCTTTAGCTCACTAAGCTGTTCGGACGTCAAAGACCGCAGATCAACAAACTGATCATTATCATAAACAATAATATCAAATGTATAGGACGTACCGGTGTTAGTATTACGCTTAGCCATTTTTGATAAGAACTGATCAGGAATAATCAAATCCGTTTTTAATTATACGACCATTGGTTCAAGTTCATCCGTGTCTTCACGAGGTCGAGTTCGACGAAGACATTTACATCTCAAACATTCCTTTAGCTGACGGGGCGGACACATAGCCATAATAAGAGTAGCTGACAAACAGACCGTTCCAGTTAATACCGTTGCAATCATCAAGCTGACATCAACGATATCAGAAAGAATTGAAAATGCCATTACCAATTTAATCTCTATTCATCTAAACGTAAGTTGTGTTCAGTAGGTAATGAAGATAGTGTCCTTTGATGTAGGATTACGTAATTTGGCTTTTTGTGTTTTGGAAGGTAACTCTCGTCACGATGTAAAAATCGTACATTGGGATTTGATTGATGTGATGGCTGAATCAGCCGGTCATGATGCCGCAAAATGTTTTAAGTGTAAAAAGCCTGCGAATTGGGTGAAGCGTGACGGTACTCTATATTGCTGTAAGACTCATAAACCAAAGGGCGCGGGTAAACCTCCTACTAAGATGTCCTTAAACAAGAAAACAATTGATGAACTAAAAACTGAAGGAGCCTTACACACAATTACAGGAACAACAAAAAAAGAAATTGTAGATAAGTTGTATAACTTTTATTATGCTAACGTGTGGAAACGATGTGTGAAGTCGGCCAAGCAGGTGTCCGTGGTAGACTTGGCTGATCCCATTGCTCAGTGCTTAGATTCTCGACGCAAGTTGTGGGAAGGAGCAGACCTAGTATGTTTTGAACAGCAGCCCGACAAGCGTATGTTATGTGTACAAGCCATGTTACATATGTGGTATGTATGCCAGGGATACAAATGTAAGGGTGTGTCTGCTATTCACAAATTAACAAATATGATCACGGTCGAAGATTCAACTAAGACATATAAGGGTCGAAAGAACACTGGTATTATTCATGCAAAGGAACTGGTGCCGACCGAGGAACTAAAAACCTTTATGATGAAACACCCTAAGAAAGATGATCTTGCGGATTCCTTCTTACAGGGATTGTGGGTATTAGAGAACAATAGATGAAGAAAAAAATCTTTGTCTATGCCGAAGACGGGTGGGCCGTTGGACGTATTCATCGAGATTTAGAAAAATATTTGTCGGATGAATTTGAATTTACACATGTTAATTGGAGCGATCAAAACCTTATTCACGAACATTTTGAAAAATTTGATCAATATGATATCTTTCTTTCATTGATGGCTGGATATCATACTGTGTTTCTATGGATGCCTAATATAAACTTACGGAAGTGTCTGTTTATTTCTCATGGATTTGAAGAATTTACGGTTAATATGAGATCAGAAGCACTTCATGGGATGACTAGTCGATCTATTGCTCATTTATTTCCTAGTTATATCACGCCCTTATTCACACCAAATGGCGTAGAATTAGATAATTTTACGTATAAGGAACATTCGGGAAATGTAAACAATATAGGTTGGTGTGCAAGACCAAGTATATGGTTCAAACAATTCGAGTGGGCTCAACAAATAGCAAAAAAGCTAAATACTCCTTTGCATATACCTTCCAAATGCCCACTGCAACAACCAAAAGATTGGATTGCTCTTTCTCATGATCAACTAAAAATATGGTATTCTAGACTAGATATCTTATTAGTTACCTCGATTCCAAACTACCAATCAGAAACTGGACCACTTCCAGCCTTTGAAGCTATTGCATCAGGTGTCTTAGTTATCGGAACCGCTGTTGGTAATTTTGCTGAAATACCTGGACCTAAGTTTTCTACGGTTGATGAAGCGGTTTCTATAATAGAAGAACTCCGAACAAATCCTGAAAAAGTTAAACAACTGGCTAAGGAACAGTATGATTGTGTCGTAGAAAAATGGTGTTATAAGATTACCTCAAAGTATTGGAGAGATGCCTTTAATGCGGTGATTAAGAAAAATTTAGACTATAGACCTTTAACAAGTGAAATGAAGCCAACCCTTCTTTTTTACGAAGATCCTTCATCTGCTGTTCATAAGGTTCATAAATCGTTAGAACCATACCTGGAAAAACATTATAATATTATTTATCATGATTGGAGATGGACTGATGGTGTATTTTATGAAAAAGAAAAGCAGTCCGATGTAGTTATTACTGGACTAGATGGATATTTTTATCTAAGAAATTTCAGGGGGATCGAGGGTTTCAAAAAATATGTTTGTATTTCACACGGTTATCCTGAATTCTACTCAGATATTCCTGCTAATGGGCTTTTGTATGGAATGACGAGTAAGAGTATTAGACATCTATTTCCAAGTGAATCAGATATAAGTTTAGTTCCTAATGGAGTCAACCATAATTTATTTGACTATGTGGAAAGAAACGGTACGATTAATACTTTAGGATGGTGTGGTAAAGAAGATGTAGCAACGAAACGCGTAGAAATGGCTCACAAAATTGCAAATATTTTAGATCTACCAATGAAAAAGGCCTTAAATGAGAATATGAAAGATTGGTATCAATCTATTGATATCTTCCTGATAACCGCTGGACCAGAACTATGGCATGAAACAGGCCCTCTTACGGCCTTTGAAGCTATCGTGAGTGGCGTCTTAGTAATAGGAACTCGCGTTGGTAATTTTGCCGAAATACCTGGACCTAAATTTTCTACTGTTGAAGAAGCTGTCGATATCATAAATAATCTAAAACAGAATCCTGAAGAAGTAGTAAGGCTAGCTAAGGAGCAGTATAAGTGTGTTATGGAATCATGGACTTTTGAGAAGACATATATTCATTGGAAAAATCTAATTGATCGGTCTCTCCAAACCAATAAAATCATTAAAAAGAAAGTCTTTGTATTTGGTCCGATGGGCTGGTCAGTGGAACGTGTACATCGTGATATTGAACGTTACCTAACGGATGATTTTGAATTCACATATTTTGATTGGCGTACAACAGACTTTCTAACTATTGCCGACATATCTAATAAATACGATATATGCGTAACACAAATTGCTACTATTAATTTCTTTATAACTAATCATGTAAAAGTTGATTTTAGTAAGTGGTTTGTTGTAGCTCATGGCGGTTCTGAGTTTACAAATGTCGTACTTCCTGACATAAAAATAAATTATGGCATGACAAGTTATGAAATTTCTCATCTGTTTCCGCCATCTGAGTCAGTGTTTCTAGTAAGAAATGGTGTTGAGCCTGATCATTTCGAATACAAGGAACGTCAAGGAAATATACAGCGTCTAGGGTGGTGTGGAGATGTAAATATCTCAACTAAAAATTACTCCTTAGCTACAAAGATTAGCGAGACTGTAAACATCCCCTTAGATACAGCTATGAACTTTACGTTTCCTGAAATGAAAACTTGGTACCATTCTATTGATATCTTACTGGTAACGGCTGGACCTGATAGTTCAGTTGAAACAGGTCCTCTTCCGGCCTTTGAGGCTATCGTAAGTGGTGTCTTAGTCATCGGTACACGAGTTGGAAACTTCTCCAAAATCCCTGGACCAAAGTTTTCGACTCTAGATGAGGCCGTTGCTATTATTAACAAATTAAAAGAGGATCCTAAGGAAGTCGTACGTTTGGCCAGGCAACAGTATGAGTGTGTGATAAACTTCTGGACGTACAAGGATATTTCAAATGAATGGCGTTCGGCTTTTAATACAATATTATCAAAAGTTGCGTTATAGTTTTCAGAACGGACTCGTCTAATTGAATAAATGAGTGGCGAAATCCTCGGTGCCGATTTTTTAACGAATCAGGCAGTTTCATTTGATCTACCAACGGAAGCGGTATCGTTCAATATCCCTACGGTTGATTTAACTAGTGATGATGCGTCGGCTCCTAAGCTAGTACCCACCTTCGGTGAGGCTGGACCTATTCGTTCGTCAGAGGGTCTAGATAACTTAAATGCCGAGTCGTTCTTCCCGTCACAGTCTGCTCCTAAGCGGATGTCCGACGAGCACCTTCTGCGTGAAAAGTACGAGATGCTTCGTAAGTTTAAGCGGTTTCAAGCTTCGGGAATTCCCATGCGTAAGAATTTTACGCTAGAGTCGCCTCTGGAAGAGATGAAGATGGAGTATGATTTTATCAAGAAGGAGAAGGATGCGGATGCTATGATTAAGCAGTTCTCGGATTGGTTTATTACAGGAATGTCGGCAATGGAGTGGAGTTCTAAGAATGTTCCGCTCATGAAGGCCTTTGGTCTGCAACTTGATGGACTTTCTGAGTCTGCTCAGATGAATGTGGTAGATATGGAGGAAGATTTCGAGGAGCTCTATGACATGTACGGTGAGAACATTAAGATGCATCCTCTCGTGCGTATTCCAATTCGTACTTGCATGATGGTGTACATGGTACACCTAACTAACCAGATGACGCGTAAGGCCCCAATCCCGAACATTGATGATGTTCTACGCACCAATCCTGATATTGCTCGTCAGCTTGCTACGGCCGCGATGCAGCAACAGACTCAGACCATGAAAAGCCAGGGAATGCCTCAGCAATCTCAGGGTAATCCTCTTGCCGGTCTAGCGAGCTTTATGAGTGGAATGGTTCCTCCTCCTCCGCCTCAGCAGACGAGCGTACGCCCTCCGCCAACTTCTATTAAGTCACCGGTGAAGATGCCTGCTCGTCCCAATCCCCAGCCTCCAATTATGCGTTCTAGCCCTCCGCCACCCGCCCCAACCTCAGTTCCCGTACGTGAAATGAAGGGTCCCGAGGTAAATATTGAAGATCTTCTTAAGCGCGTGAATACGGGTGTTGAGACAAAGAAGGTTCTTACGAGCGCCATGAAGAAGCCCGGTGGCTCAACTGGTAAGAACTCGGTCACTATTAAGCTTTAAATCCTCACTTAAATCATCATCATACCGATCTCTGAAATAAGATAGCAACACAGGATTCCATAAATGAGGATTTACCCATTCAAACATTCCATCATAATTTATCTTAATTATCTTTCGAATATCATGGGGAGTATTCACTAATCCATGTCTTTCGACATACTGACGATTTACCTTTGAACCGTGATACAAATGATTTACCTCGCCCTTCGTGTATGTTATGCGAGGCGTAGGAAGCTTTAAGAAATCCTTAAAGGCTGGGACCTGGCAAGGAGGAAGCGACTTGAATCCAGGAGGAAACTCCTTTTTTAGCCAGGCTGCACAAGAAAGGGTATCTCCACTTCCACTTATAGCCCAATCAAAGAAACCAACATCCTTGTACCATTCACGCCGAAACGCCCACCCAAATCCCGGATGATATCTCCAATCTAAGGTAGGACCTTCCATAAACAAGGCCGATGGACGTGTCATCGTGATGTGTGTATAGGTTAAATCCAACCAATTACACGATTCAAAAGGCTGGACAACGTCATGAGTATCTAATAAGGCCGAAGTTTCTTCGTACCAGTTTTTGTTTGTGAATAAGACATCAGCATCAATAAAGGCAATTTTTTTGTATTTTCTAGGTATCAGAGTTTCCAGTATTCTACACATGCGTTCCTTATGAAACATAAATGAGTTGCATCGAACATGAAATGCGTCGGGTATTTCAGGTTCTCTGCCTTTAAAGACCATTTCTAGTGTAAATACAGGTAACTTTTGTTGTTTAAAGATGTTGACGACGTAAAGATAATTCATCATGATTCGCTTAGACTCCATAGGATTAAAAATAACCAACCCTATGGCCATATCCTTAGAAGACTTTTGGCCCATTATTATCATTTAGGAATAGGTTTTACTGTGTTATCATACGCAGGATCATCAACATGACCTGCTAGACCTGCAGCAGCTCTCATGGCCAGATCGGGAGTAGAAACTGCTGGGGTCATACCTTCCCGGGCATAGACTGACTTTCCACGAAGGAATCCTGAGGCTAAAATTACGAAGCCAGCGGTTAGAATTAACGAGATAAGTAAGTCACGCGTTCCGACGAAGCATACTGCAAAAATCGCAAAACGACGCAGAAGAATATTCTGCTGGTACTCATCATCGTTATCACTGAACTCATGAGTGATATACCGACTACCGATGTTCATTGTTAACATCATTACGCCAATCATAAACGGGGACGAAGCAACATCGGATGCTATTTTATGGATCATCCTCTTATTCAAAAGTTCATAAAGTTTTCGATCTTAGGAGAAGGCTTCGGTTTAGGAGCTACTACGGCAGTGGGCTTAGTCTTCACTGAGTTGCCATTGGTCTGAGGGAGACGCGTATCACCCTTCTTCTTCATGAGCGAATTTAGTAGACCCGTTACCGCCGGAGGTGGAACGCCAGTAGACTTCGGAGGGGCCTTCTCCTTAGGCTTCTGCTCATCCTTATCAAGGTACTCAAACACCGCCCCCGTGCTCATAATGTAAGCAATGGCTAAAAAGATGCCAATGATAGGGCTATGATAGACGACGGTGTAAACAATAGCTCCCAGAATAGCAACTTGACCAAACGGGTTTGAAAGCACCGTGCTCACAATCGTAGGAGGTGGATGAGCAAAAAATGCTACGTAGACAATAACCCCCGCAACAACTATTAATTCTACCTTTCCAATCTTCATTTGTTTGACAGTCTTGTTAATATTTTTCTATGTATCAGTGAACAAGTGGAATGGCTAGTCTTGAAGAAGTATGGGGGTCAGCGTTTCCCAAAAAACATTATGATATGACATCGAAGAATGATGCTCCTCATCAGAAACGTGATGCCGAGAAGGAAGGGCGTGTACACCCCACCCCCATTCATCGTACCGTGGCTACCGTAGCAAAGCACAAGAAGACGATCGATGATCTTTCGAAGTCTCTGCCTATTGTCCACGATGATGACGAGGGCGATGTGAACTACGGACCCGCCAAGATCCAATTGACCAAGGAGAACTTTACCTCAACAAAGCAGGGGTACTCCAACCCGTATTATCGTAAGGATGATGGTACAGATTTTGCTTATGCTCCTCCTTCTTTCCAGGGTGCTGCTCACGATATCAAACTCGATCGTATTCTCCGTATGGTAGAACAGAATCGGACTGGGTATGAAAGTGCGTCGTCTCAGGATATGATGTTATATATTTTTACAGGTGTCTTCTTCCTGTACACCCTTGATACGTTCGTGAATCTAGGTCGTCGTATGAAGTAATTTAAGAACGCGGAGGAGAAACGGCACGGTTGTTGATACGAGACTCAAAGGATGAGAACGAATCGAAACCGTTGACAAGATATTCAATCTCAAAGGTTAGAGAAAATGACTGGTACGCTGAAGAAGCATACCAGTATAGGAATCCCTGATTACCCTGCTGAGCGTGAGTGCGAGTACGGATGCGCATACGATCTAAGTTCTCAATCGGAGGAGAATACCGAGAAATGTTATCCTGGGCCGAGTGATCATTGTACTGAACATATCCAGACGTAGAAGAAACCGGGATCTTTGCAAAGGTACCATCTACAAAAGACGACCGATCTGCGCCAACGCGTGTCTCGTCCGTCTTGTTTAGGCCTTCAATATCAATTAAAAAATACTGCAGAGTTGAGGCAGCCGCATCAGGTGAGGAACCGGCATTTGCACCATATATAATAGTCTCTCCCGAAGCTACAGTTGTATTATACTTGTGAGTATAGGCATTCGAAATAGTAGGAAACTCAGCAGCCATCAAACGAATAGATACAATATTCTTATAGACCCGAGGCAGATAGACCACAAAATCACCACCGGCCGAATATTTAACTGTATCGCGATCAGCCGAGTCTACGATCAGAGTCTTCTTGACCGTCGTTAGTTCCTTGTGAGGATTCGAAGCCGAAACAATTACGCCGTTGTGGTCAAATGCCCGATTCATTCTTATTAGTTGAAAGTTAAAAAAAATAAGTTTTTTACGCTTACCTTGCTTTAACGAATCACATGCAACAATCTATTGATGTTCTCCGTGTGCTTATTACGGATATTCTTAAAGCCCTGTAGCTCAACATACTCCTCATGGCTGAACGGCTTACCAAGAGTTATCTTTGTAAGAATCATTTGAATGCACAGATTAATGTCATCCAACTTCTCATACTCCAAAGCAAGGTTCACATACTCACTAGAAGGCTCCATTTTGAGGTTTTTAAGTTATTTAATATAAGCTCTTGTTTAACGAAAAAAAATCAGTTTTTACGCCGACCTTAGTTAGTTGCTCAGATGAAGAAGATTCATCATACCATTGATCTTCTCAATATGATCCTTACGAATATCCATGTACTTCTGAAGCTCTGCATGATCATCCGTGGTGAAAGGCTTGCCTTGAAACATCATTGCAAGAATAGTCTCGATGTGGTTATTGATGCCGCGCATCTCGTCATACTCCAGAGAGAGATACAGAGAGATCCGAGAACGGTCAAAATCAAGCATTTTAACTTTTGTGTTTTTATGTAAGCAAGACTTTAACAAAAAAATATTCGTTTTTACATCGTCATCTTATCAAACATATTCGAAAGCTCATCTTGCGATTCGGCCGTATCTGTAGAAATAAGAAGCATCATTTGTTCAATGATCTTGCAATATTGATAATACGGCTCGATTTGAAGTATAGAAGTCTTTTGATAGGTTTGTACTAAATATCGTACTATCTCCTGAGACTTATTGTATAGTTCAGTATACTCTTCTGTGTGAATCAAATCCTCCATTCCAGACATTAAGGATACCTGAGCATCATAACTTATCAGCAAATCAACGTGTTCCTCAATGGGAAACTCAAAGGTTGGTTTGCGTTTTTCTACAACGTCTATGGTATCTTGTATTATATCTGAATGATACTCGCGCTCTGCGTCAGTATACTCTTCCATCTTGTTACTATTTATCTTCTTAGTTTTCTCGTTTTCGTTTTTACAGATAGACTAGCCATCATAGCGGATAGATCATCAGCTGAATCAAGATAATCAAGACGATTCATCAGCTCTACAATATTCTTACAAAATTTGTAAAATTCAGTGAGAGAAAATGGTTCATTATTCATTACCTTGGTGACAATATCTTCGGCCATACGGTTTGTTTGTTTTAGCTTATTCACATATGTCTCATCCTCAATAACATGCAGCTTAGTCGGTGCATTTATAAAATTCGAATGATACGAAAGAATAAGATCCTGACAATCAGCTAAGAAATCTTCTGTAATTGGAAGATTCTCTTCAATGGTACGAATTGTATTTTGAATAATCTCATAACGCGCCTGCTTGTTTTCATCAGTATCCTCATCGAGGTTACCCATTCTCTCCATCTTACTCCTAAATATATTAGAAGTTATATTTCCATTTTGCAAAAAGAATAGTATTTATAAATCATGAAGTATTTGGTTATTAAAGGATGGCTAGGTTTTGGGGATAGACTAGAATCCTTAAAGATGGGTATTTCATTTGCTAAGACCCACAATCTAAAGGTATATGTAGATTGGAGTGATGAGATGTGGACACACGGTCAAGAAAACTTTTACACGTATTTTAAACTCTTAAATATCGATCAACTGAATTCCTTAGATGATATACCTGAAGACGCTACATACTATCCGGAGTTTTGGAAGGGTAAGATAAAAACTCCGTATTCCCATACATTAATAACAAACGGTCAGACTATTGATGCTGGAGTTTTAAATCGTGATTTTGGTGTTGATGTGGTAGTCTTAGGATGTGGTATGCGTACACTATTTCAAGACTCATCATTCTTTGCTGCCTGTTTCCGAGTACATGACCAGCGAATCATACAAAAATTACGAGAGCGTCTATCTAAGTTTCCTATACGGCAATCATGGGGCATTCATATTCGAGGAACCGATCATATCAAAAATGGCTATAGAAGCATGAGTGTACAGGCCCTATGTTCCTTAGTTACGTGTCAGGGAGCACTTAACGGTGTAAAAATGACGGTTGTATCTGACGACAAAGAAAATCTACAAATTTGGAAAAATTATTATTCTGATTCCTTTGTGGCCAGTGAACTTTCTTTACAGCAGGATTCTCTAAGGGGAAATCATAATCTTGCAGCTAAGGATCTCAAGTTTTCTAAGGATATTATGACGGTTGATATGTTAACAGATTTTTTTACCCTTTCTCTATGTTCTCGTATTTATTCGACGGTTAAGGACAGTCGGTTTTTTAAGGAAGCCCAGCGTCTATCTCCTCACGCAAACACGATTCTTGAATTTTGATTATAGAGTAAAAATGGATTAACATCTGAAAATAGTTAAGTAATGTAATGGCGCTCACCTTGGGCGGTTATCAAATTGCAAAAAATAAAATAGACAAGATTCACCACATTCAAGGAACGCTGACGGTAAAACCGTACATTCCTTCAGTGTTTGTCAAACCTCAATTCGTTCAACGTTATAAGGTCTATTCAGAAGATGAAACTAATCTGTACATCCCAAAACATTACGGGATTGAAACTTTTGGACCCTTTAGGACCTCAACTCGCGAAGTAAAACAAACTGATCCTAAGTTTTGGGAATTTGTAGGAACAATTCGTGAGAACCAAAAAGAGGTAGTCGATTCATACTTGCTTCCCGAACCACACGATGGAGTTATTTCACTACAAACCGGCGGCGGTAAGACCGTGTGTGCTCTCTACATCGCCTCTCAACTCAAACTACCTACCATTGTTTTGGTTCACAATACTTTTCTACGTGATCAATGGGTCGAGAGAATTAAGGCCTTTCTTCCTAAGGCTCGCATTGGCTTTGTTCAAGGCGATACTCTCAAGATTGAAAACGCCGATATATCTGTGGCTATGCTTCAAACCGTATCACAAAGAGATTACCCTATTTCAACTTATAAACATATTGGTCTAGTCATTGTGGATGAATGTCATCATATTGCTACTGAATCATTCTCACACACGATGACTAAACTAACATCAAAATATATGTTAGGACTATCAGCAACTCTAGAACGCAAGGATAAACTCATGCACGTTATTCATTGGTTTTTAGGACCCTTGCTTTATAAATCAAATACTGGTGATAAGGTCGATGAAAAAGTTAATGTAGAAGTCTTTGAGTATGATCCTAAGGATGATAAGTACAATGAAGTAATTTACAATAATTCTGGAGTTATGTTCACGTCCTTAATGGTGAATAAGGTAGCAGAATATGAACCTCGTAATAAGTTTCTGACTGAACTCATTGCCGACATATTCCAAGAAAAAGAACGTCAACTTCTTGTACTGACCGATCGAGTTGATCATACGAAGGCCTTGTTTGATCTACTTCCAATTGATATTCAAGAACAATCTTGTATCCTTGGACGAAACGTAAAGGCTGATCAACGGGCCGAATGGTGTTCTACCAAGCGTATTCTACTGGCAACCTATGCTATGTGCAAGGAAGGATTTGATGTAGCTACTCTAAACACCTTGGTTATTGCCACACCTCGTCCAGATGTTGATCAAATTGTAGGGCGTATTTTACGAGTTGATAAAACACAACGTAAAATAGATCCTCTGATTATTGATGTAGTTGATCCAGCCTTTCGTAGACAGTTTCAAGAAAGACTACAATTATATAATAAACGTAATTACAAGGTGACAAAAATGCAAATTTAATTTCCGAATCCTTCACCGTCATCAATAATGCCAGTGTTCGGGTAATCATCATAATCACGAACGGCTCGATCGCCATAATCGCCATAATCAACTTCTAATTCGTGACCATTTTCTCCAAGTGGTTGATCGCCATTATCAACATAATCGCGAGTATCGTTATACCCTTCCTCCGGTTCTAAATCATCGGGCTCTTTTTCATTTTCAGGTTCTAGAGGCTTGTATTCTTTCGCAAATAATTCACGATCGACATTTGTGATAATGTAACTGGCAATACCGATTTCTAGCAAGGTCTTTGTGATTTCACGTTCAGTGTCATTCATGCTTCTGAGACGTTTCTTGAGTGTCTCACGTTCCTGAGTCCGTAAGTTCTCATACTCTTTCTCAGCATCCTGCTTCTGAATAAAAATCATTGAAATTACTAGATCTTTCTTGATAGCTGTTTCCATCCGTCTTAGATACTTAGGATGTTCGGCAACCTCGCTAAAAAGATCATATAGTAATCCAAGAGAAATATCTTTTTTGAGTGTTTTTGTGGACTGAAGGTAGACTGAGATCTTTCTATACTCTGCTAGCTTTTTCTTATCATATGATTCATCAGATAAGATATCTAAACACCGATCCAATAACGAAAGGAAGGCCGTTCCATCCTTATTGGTATTTAAAAAGGTCTTCAACTTTTCAATCTTTGCAAAAATCTTCGGTAGACCAATATTTAAGCGCCGACGAATATCTTTTTCGGCAAGTGTGATCTTTTCGATATTCTGAATTTCGGAATCAATGATAATTGTTCTCTTGGAAGTATCGATATTTGGACGTAGTTGTAGAGGGGGCTGTAGAACACTGGGTAAGGCAGAGGCTTCAAGTACGGTGCTTATGGGCAGAACCTTACATACAGAAATAGGCTCGTTCTTACTTAAACGCTCATCTAACTTATATTCGGTTTTTTCTAGTTGAATGAGAGGAAATTCAACTCGCTGTTTTCCAGGATTTTCTTCAGGAGTGACTTCTTCAAAGCGCTGCTTAGATTCTTCAAGTTGAGGCTTAAATTTCGTAATGAACGGAGGAAGGTATTTAATAACATCTTCCTTTACCTTCTTTGTGCTTACCGTTAGACCATTGACTATTTGTGTCATAGGACCCTTAAAGGTTCCGGGAAAGGAATCGAAGGTTGTTTTTAGAATGAATAATAAGGTATCAATAATCGGTGTTTTTTCGGTATCATCAGTATCACGAGGGTACCCGGCAAGTTTTAGGATCTTAGAACCAAAAGACCGACGAGGTATTAGGAACGGATTATGAGTTTGAATTAAGATAATTGTGCCGACAATTCCTAAAATTCCTTCAATACGATCCTTTACCTGAGTCGATATCTTTGCGTTCTTACGTAGGGACAGTGCAATACTACGAATCGTCTGTAATACCGGAACAACCTGAGTTCCTTCAGGGAAAATCTGTAAGACCGAAATGAGAATAAACATCAGTTGCTCACCGGCATTTTCTAGAACAAATAGCTTTCTAAGTTCCAATAAAGCGTTTGCGGTAGCTGTTTGAACTCCAGACGTAGCCATGACATCAGAGCGCACAACAAGATGACCTTCAGAATCATAATCTTCCTGATCAATAATAACGTCATTATTTATTTGCTCACTGCAGTACTTGCAAACCCGGTATCCATCAATAACACTGGTCCATTCATTATAAAATACTAAACGATCATCAATGAGAGCACCTCGTAGCAAGGATAGCGTGTGTAGACAAATAACAAAGGAGTTCTTATCATCTAAATATTGGCGCTTTACAATTTGAAGGGGCTGAACAAGAATGTTTATGGCATCAGCCTTATCTACCTGGGTTCTTGTATCATCATTTAAGATTGATAGAACGTGCTTACGCATTTCAGATTCGACCGATTTTTCAATTTTCTCAAATTTTTCGGAAATGAGTGGAATTGGTCTGTACTGAAACTTCTTAAGAAGTCGACGATGTTCTTGCAAGATATTTTGTTCTGTATCTTCTTTCCAGGGAATACGTTTAGCCGAATTAAAGAGCTTTTCTTGTTCATAAAATCCAACGGGCATACAAAATCCGGTAGGATAAGCTTTGTCATTCTTAAAAAACTCATCTTCTACATCTTTCCACTTAGGAGACTGGTATACTCCACTAGAGACAAACGACTCAAAGGTATCAGTAATCAAACACTCTTCAGGAGTCGAAAGCGGTTTTTGAATCGTAGGTTGCTCACCAATAATCGTAACCGGTAATAATCCCGCCTCACTACCCTTTGATAGTAACATCTTAGTCATCATAAGACCACCATCTTCCTGCGATAGTAACCAAGATCGAGACGCAATGCCAGGTAACCATTCTTTCGTATACGATCCCGTTAAAAACGAGGAAGGTGTCACATCTTGAGGATCAGAAGGAAACACTAAGGATTGAGGCTTAGGAGTTATCGTAACGGTTTCAATTGGAGGAAAACGCTGTTTCCATGAATCCCAAGAGATCTGGCTTAGTTTGACATCGTATATTTTCAGATATTTCATGCCTTCGCCATAAGGATCATGTGTAGTAGGAATAGCATGAGTTAGAATGGCTTGAACTGAGGGAAAGACATCAAGTAATTTCTCGTTGGTGATGATATGTGACTCGCCATTAGAATATAGAAAGGGATGATCGGCTAGTGGATTAGGTATTTCAAGTTTTCTCTTTTGAATAAAGTATCCCTTTATGCGAATATCATCGCTCGTATTGTTAATTGGAATTCCAATCACATCCATCGATCCATCCTCATGAATAACAGTCTTTGAACGCTCGTAATTTCCTAAGGCATAGACAGTCTTCTTACCATCTTCCGAAGTTACAATCTCATCCTTCTCAATTAAATACCCCTCACTACCAGTGGTCTTATACGGCTTAGGTAAGGCCGTAATTAGGCGAGGATAGTAGTTTGGCGTTGACTGTGCCGATCGGTCAAACAGAGGTGTCCAGTTTATGGAGTACGAATACGGAACATATTCAAACTTCTCATAAATTCCGTTGACCCATGGAACATTTAAGGTTTCTCTTGTTAGATCAACCTTGTAATCCGTATCCGTTACGGTTACGGTGTTCGTATAGACCTCACGGAACCGGTCAACTTCCTTTGATAACCGTTTAATTTCGGCCTTCTCGATCTTTCCCTTAGGAAGCATCTTCTCAAAATAATCAAGGAGCTGATCTTCTAGAGTAAAAAATCGTAGATTTTCAGGTCTCTGTATTTCTTCTTCAAAGTCAAATGTATCTAGCACCTCAAATTCGGTGCCAGGATCAAAGGATATAACGTCTGCCATTATTACTTATAGAGCCTTTTCTAGAACCTTACAATATTCCTCAATGGAATCTCGGGCATTCTTAAGAACAGACTCTGGTGTCTTGTCCGTAACAAGAGGAATGTCCATATCCGTCTTTAGGGGATGACGAATATCATAACCAACATATCGTACATTCATATCTCCATACAGAACTTCCTGAAACAGACCACCAATCGTATGACCACCATTCACGACTGAGATCACATAGGTATCCTTTTCCTCGCTCCGACGAATGTTGTCCAGAGCCTCCTTCATGAAATCAGATACGTTCTTGCGTAGAATGGCTACGGCCAGATTAAGAACATCCTTTGTCTGCATAACACCCTTGCTCTCCAAAGACATATCGAACCAGTACGGATCATTCTTCTCATTCACCGCGTAAGACTTTTGATACTCGAAATTATCAAACTCACGAGGATCCAGACCCTTTTCTACCCAAATCTTACGGTCATTCTTCATACGCTCAGGATCGACGTGCCAGGAAGTGCTTACATTGCAAAGATGAGAGACTCCCTCAACCGCTATACCTAGATTCGCCTTTAGATGAACCTCCTCATTTTGACGAAGACGAAGAAACAGCAGAGGAGTCTTTAGATCACGATCCTTTAGAATGAGATCTTCACGACCGGACTCAAATACGAAATCGTTTGTCGTGAGAGTTCGTACATTCTCTGAAGGATCCGGAAATACCCGAAGTTCAATTTTTGCGTCCTTGATAGTAGATGAATCAGACGGAAGAACATTAATAGGCAGCATCTTTACCCGATGTTTTAGCATCTCGTGAGGTAGCTGCGAGGTATTCTTTAAGATTTCCACATCATTCACCACAACCGTAGGGATGGATGATAGAAGAATACGCCGAAGAGCATTTACGAACGTCAGAGGGAAGTTCTTGAATTCGCATGATAGCTCAAACCCACGCAGTGCCGTCTTCAAGTTTTCAATAGAAGCCATTTCTGTCTGTGACATTTCGTTATTGTTTGATCCGTTTTTTTCCTGAAAAAGCACAACGACGATGTCTCAGCCGTATTTATTCTATAGTGAACGGTGTGCAAATTCTAAGCAGATTATTGAGACGCTGAAGGCTCTGAATAAGACCTCGCTTTACAAGTTTATTTTAGTGGAGTCTCTTCAGCGTAATCAGATTCCGAGTTTCTTAACCAAGGTCCCCACTCTTTATAATCCCGAAACGAAGGAGGTTGTGGTGGGAAAGGATATTTATGGCTATATTGCCAAGCCCACGAATTCACGTAAGGAACTTCCGGCCAAACAGGATGGAGCGGTGACTCAGGGACCAGGTGCACAGGCTCCTATGGGCGATCTAACGGCTTGGGGGTTTGAGGGTATGGGGCGGCTAACGGAGTCTTACTCATCTTGGGACACTCCTACCAGTTTTACGAATGAGGGTGGGAGTATGTTCACCTTCTTAGGTGGACCAGTTGCCGGAGGTCCTGGACAGTCGGCCCCGGCAGGTGCCGAACCCTCTTCCCAGAATACGATTAAGGACAAGGCCGGCTCGAACGCCGATGTAGCAGCTCGAATGAAGGCGATGGAGGCTCAGCGTAAAACTGAGTTTTCAGGAACTGAGCGTACATAAATATATAGATGGCAACAAAGGCAGTGTTGACCACTGCTCTTTTTGATCAACTAAATTCCTTCACTTCCGAACTAATCGGAATGTACCCTAACGACCCCGACTTCCCGCTATTTGCGACCACAGTTCGGATGCTCAAGATGACAAATCCTAGTTTTCTAGTAAAAAATATTTATGATAACACTATCCCCTTTGAGAAGAAGATTCTTACCAAGGATGAGGCATTTTTTATGGAATATTCCTTTTCGGAGTTTGAGAAGGAGGTTGAGGATATCAACGTCTTTTCCAAACTAAAGAAGTACATTGAAAATATGTCACCGGTATCAAAGGATGGAGTTTGGAAGTATATTCAAAATATTTGTAGACTAGCCAAGGCTATTATTGAGATGTAGATTCAAATCCATATAAATCTTTAGGGTTCAGGGTTTTCAGCTCCTGTATGGCCTCGGTATGATTTGTAAAGTTTCTAAATAGGATTTGATTTACTTCAGCTGGACTCCATTTATAATCAAGATCTTCTGTTGTCCAATCATCTAAATTTGTATCGTAAAAACTGGTTATCATTTCTTGAAGAATCTGACGATTACACTTCTTGAAATGAATAATCATATCAATACGACCAGGACGAATAAGAGCTCGATCAATACGTTCGGGAAAATTTGACGAGATAGCCAGAATACGACCCGAAACTTCTAGAGTACCATCTAAGAGATTCAGAAGAAAGGAAAGATCAATGGTCTCCTTTGAATCGTCTTCAGTTTCCTTATTATCAAGCCACGGATCGCCCGTCTTTACCTTTGGCTTTTCTTCAACGGGCTTTTTCCATTCACGTTTAAGGACCGCATCTCCCATCGCATCAATATCTTCAATCACATACAGACGCTCGTGAATCGGAATAGTGAAACGCTCAGTGGTATTGCTATTAAAAACATGAACTTCTTCGTTAAAAAATAGATGACTGAGTTGGGCCTTAGATTTGATTTCGGAAAGATGAATATTAAAAATATGTCGATGAGCGGTATTAGCAATAGCTTTTATAGTTGAGGTCTTACCACATCCTGGCTCGCCATGAAACATAAATCCTAAGGTATACGGAATACCTTTCTTCTCATACCAATCCTTCCGAGTCAAGAAAAAACTCACATGGTTTTTCACCTTATCACGCTGCTCAAAGAAGACATTATCAAATGAACGAGTGGTGTGAAACTTATGCTTCGTATATAGAATGTGGGTGTTAGGCAAGGTATTTTGAATACTCTTCTTGCTCTTGGTTTGGGTTACCATATCAAAGTAATACAAGGACGTGCCGAGTTTATTTGCAATTCTGCGTTCATAATCTCCATTACACCGATCAATAAAGGCCTGAAGATACTGAACCTCGTGTTCATACGAAAAAATTTGAAACTTAACTGTGTCAACTTGACCATCCGTATGTTTCAGTTCCTTGAGTTCAAAATAAATATCTAGATCAATTTCTACTGGCTCATATTGATTCGGTAGATAATCGTGCTGAGAAACGCACAAAAGATTTCGAATTGCTGGAATGGTGGTGACATAGTGAATCACGGCATCCATACGAATTGAATTTGGGGTGGAATTTGCATTCTTTGTAGCCGTAGCGATGACCCGCTCACAGGTAATGACTGAACGCTTTTCGCGAACCTCTGCCATTCTTATCAACTTAAATGTCTTATCTTTAAATATTCTTATGTGTTTATTTAGTTCGAAGCATTTTAAAGCCACGAAGTATAGACTAGTAAATGCCGGATTATATTGTCGAGGCCAAGACTGTTCAGACGGGAGCCGTCCGAACCTTAAAGGAGGCTCTTAAGTGCATCCTTGTTGAAATGAGTCTCCTTTTTGATAAGGATGGTATTCGTATGATTGCCATGGATAACACTCGTACGGTTCTGGTGCACCTCCGACTTTATGCCGACAAGTTTGAGAAGTATAATTACAACCACACAGCCGGTAAGTTTCTCATTGGTATAAACACTGATCATCTTTATCGTATTGTACGTACGGCTACGAATGATGATACCATCACGTTCTATATTGAACAGAATGACCCGAATACGCTGGGTATTCTACTTGAGGATGGGGAGCGCAAGCAGGTTACGCGTTATAAGCTAAACCTTCTCGATCGCGATGAGCCGGATATTCAGCTACCCGAAACAGAGTTCAGCACGCATATTACGATGCCTTCTATTGATTTCCAGAAGATGTGTCGTGATATGACCCTGCTTGGAGCCAAGACTGTTGAGATCAAGAATGTCGGTCCTTCTTTGACGTTTGCTTGCAAGGGACATTTTGCCTCACGAACAACGGTAATGGGTGATGGTGAGAATGAGTTTAGTATACAGCGTAAGGAGAATGACGAGATTGTGACAGGTAATTTCTCACTCCCTCACCTAGTTCTCTTTACGAAGTGCACCAATCTATGTAATAATCTGGAAATTCACATGAAGAATGACTGGTTTCTCATGATTCGGTATGTGGTGGCCAATCTGGGCGATATTAAGCTTTGCTTGATGCCTTGCTCAACTGTGTAAATTAAGTGTTTGAATATGCAATGAAATATTAGAAACAATTTCAAGTCCAAAACATGCGACTGCAACTGTTTCTGAAACTAATAAATAATTTATAAAATCAGTTAGTTCTATATTGAAAACCTTATCGAGTAAGCCACCCATAATTTCATAGTATGGTGAAACATTGGTTGTTAGTTCTTTTTCAGCAACAATCACCACACAAACTTTTAAGAAAATATGCTGAATCCAAATTAAGAATAACCAAAAGAAAACAAAACATTGAAACCAAAACACTGGATAAATTGTATGAGACACCAGAATACCAATAAAAATTATAATACTTAGTATAATATGAATTGTGGCAAGAATGTAACCTAAAACCTCGCCATCTGTAGTTAACCAACGATACGAAAATCTAATAAGATTATAAACAAAAAATGATATATTTTTGATTATTGCGTCTCGATCAATATCAATTACCAGCTTCATTGTATTTACTTAGGACGAGCTTTGTGTGCTGTATACGTAACATCGTCTCCAATCTTCATATGAGCCATCTTGCCGTTAAGATAGGAGTTTTCGGAAACTGTGGTGGTAGTATTCCAAATCTTAATAATAGAAAAGGGTCCCTTTGGAGATACGGCCACACCGACCAGAGTTTCCTTGCGATTTGTTAGTAATTCATTCGTGATACAATGAATCATTAGATCAATAAAAGTATTATGTGTTTCCGTTGATTCTATCTTCTTAGACCAAGCTCCACCTGCCTCGTTTTCTGGAGCATCCCATAGGGGTTTGAACCCTTGCCGCATAAAGAAGAACATTCCCGACTCCCAGGCCTCCTTGGAAATAGAATCAATGACAGTCCAAAATTGTTGTGGTGTTGATATATCTACAATCTTTACATAACTTGATAAGGAATAATCCTTATTTTCGGGATCATGATACCACAAAATCCAAGAATATTGGAGTCTTGTGGTTTCAATAGTTGATCCCATTTATTTATGTTATGGGTTATGTTATTGAAAATGGATTCGTTTTCTATGAATTAAACATATGAGTAACAAAATGGTGCTCACTGTTGCAGATCTATACTCTGTGCGGTTTAGCCCCAAGATTCCTCTACCTCGAGTAGTTCAGGAAAACATTGCCAAGCTACGAATTGTACCGGTCATTTACAAGCCCATACGCCCTGTTCATCAGAAACAGCATATTGTATTTCGTAAGAACCCTCAACCAGATAATTGGCGCGAGAATGTTCTGATTGATGTTGTACGGCGCGTAAAGGAGCGCGATGATCCTGAGTACTCGGAGGTATTCACGATTCTCAACAAGCTAAGTGCATCGAATATCACTAAGCTAGCCAGCGATGCCCTCGTTTGCATTCAGAAGCGCGATGACCAGTTTCGTCTTCGAGTGATGACCCTACTGTTTGATAAGGCTATTTCTCAGCATGGTTACGCAAGTGTTATGTCAGTATTTGCCGCTAAGCTTTGTGCTGTGATTCCAGAAATTGCTGATGATCTACGGACTCAGGTGGCTATGTTTCCTAAGCTGTACAACATGACCGAGACCATTGTGTTTCCTAATTCAGAAGACGCAGCCTTTGATGATAAGGTGATTCAATGGTCTATGCAAAAGGATAAGCGTCGAGGGTATGCGAAGTTTATAATTTACCTCTTCCTTCAGAAGCTAATTCCGGAAGAGGTGGTTTCGACGTCGCTCAAGCAGGTTCTGATTGAACTGGATGATTGTGCTCGGATGCCTAAGACTCCTCAGATGGAAGAGAATGTTACGCAGTTTGTAGAATTTATGTCGGAGAGTGCCAAGCTTCTTCCGAAGGACACGGTGGCGATCCGGACTCTCATTGCTGCATCTCTAACAAAGATCTTGGAACTTCCTAAGGACGAACTTCCCTGTCTGAACATGCGATCCCGATTTAAGATTGAGGATATCCTGAAATGCGTTCAATAGTAAAAACATCAAACGCAAAGATAGAATAAATGTCCTCGGAGGCTCTACCACCTGCTAACGTTCTTCTACGTGCATGCAAGGTGTCTATCGATGAGGATAAGCCCGTATATTATGATTACTATCGTGACAGCCTTGATAAGAAGTGCTGCATTGGCGTAAAGGAGGATTCTTCTAAATTTTTGATTCGGTCGGATAGTGAGTATACGTCTAACATTCAGACCGTATTCAAGAGCGAGAACTGCTATATTGTGATGACGGAGAACAGCCTTTACGTCGTGTCTTCCGATATTCCGATCAAGAAGATTCTATCTACATCTACAAAGTCTGAGTAAAAGCAATGGAGGTGTTACAATATCCACCACCACATTATATGTTATTTGAGCCTTTGAATGACCTTGAAACACAAAAACAATGGAAAGAATACAAGTTAAAAAATGGAGAAACATGTGAGTTTGAAGAAATTGATGCGACGGAAATGAATTCCGTAGATACTTTTTCTACGTGGTTTGAGAATTGGATTACGCAAATTCCAAAACGCCAATCATCGAGATATCGTATTCTGATCATCTTTCATTCAGAGTTTTTAACTCATGCATGTCAGCAGATGATTCGTCGTTCTCTTGAACAACGTTCTTTTCGTTGTCGGGTTTGGTTTCATGTTGAAGATCCTACCGTTATTCAGTCCGCGATACAGAGTCGTTGTATTCTAAAACGAATTCCAACGTACTTTCATACACCGGTCCTAAGACAAATATGAAGATCCGGGTATTTACTGATGGAGCCTGTGAGGGTAATGGAAAGAAGAATGCCCGAGCCTCCTATGCTTGTTGGTTTCCCGATAATAAGGAACTCTCGATTGCCGAGGTTGTTCCTGAAGATCAACAACAAACAAATAATCGAGGAGAACTTCTGGCTATTTCTGAGGCGGTAAACATCTGTACTACAAATTTCACTCCATCGGAAGTAGAGCTTGAAATTTACAGTGATTCGATGTATTCGATTAATTGTTTGACGACGTGGTTACCAGGATGGATTTCTAAGGGTTGGAAGACTTCATCAAACAGCAATGTATCTCACCGAGATCTCATTGAGGATACCTCGAATAAGTTGGTGAAGTTCAAGTCTCATAAGTTTACTCATGTGGAAGCCCATACCGGTAAGGATGATGAATTGAGTGTTAATAATGATATAGTTGACAGGATGGCAGTGAGGGTTCTTCATCCGAATGAGCCGCCTAAGGTTATTCAAACGAACAAGGAGTCTCCGATTGCTGGTCTACCGATTAGTCTTATGGGTCCACCAGTTACAGAAAAAATCTTGAGTGATTGGTGTAAGCAGAATCTAGACAAACTCGACAGAGATGCTCTGAGTGTTGCTCTCTTGGGGGCTTTGACTAAGACTGTTCGAAAAAACGGATTCGATATTGTAAAACAGAAATTACATAAATCGTCCCAGTATCGTCTCGTGACGAAAAGTCATTTAATCCTAGAAAACACTACAATCATAAAAGAAGAATGAGCTCAGTATTCGTATATCAGTTCTGGAATCCTGATTGTCGTCCGTGTGCCGTGCTAAAGCCTATGTTTGGTGTTATGGCTGAAGATTTTGCCGACAGTGTTACCTGGGTCTCGGTGAACACCCATAACGATACAAATGGATATAAGGATACCTATGGTGTTACGGTTGTACCCACTCTAGTCACTGTTATTAGGGATGCAGCGGGTAACGATATTAAAATTAATCGGCACAGTGGGTCTAGTGTTCCCGAGTACTATCACCTTGTTCGGGTGGCGGTTATGGAGTCTAAGCAGTAATTTATTCTACAATAGTCGAGGTAACTAATTCACCATTTTTGTATGCATCGCACACAAACTGATCCTGTTCACTTATCCCAACATCCTTGGTAGCAATCAAACCTGAACTAGAGGGTGCAACTACACCTCCTAGTAAGCTTTTGCTTCCCGAAGAACTAGAAGAATGAGGAAGACGATTCTTTATTCCGTAACCAATACCCGCCGCAGTCATTGAAATCAAGATAAGTGAGAGTAACATTCCGCCAGTAGAAATCAGTTTGCTCTCACCATAAACAAAAAACCCAGGATCAAAACAACCATTTTTTAAACTAAAGACTGACTGAGCTAGAAGAAGCATTCCAAATCCTATTGATAGTCCTCCAACACTCTTTGAAGGATCATTTACTAGAATATCTAGCATCAAGAAGGCATACATGCTGCAGAGTAAGACTAGAGATTGAGGAACTAAGGTGCTCTCAAAGAACTCGAAACCAGGAACCGTACATCCTGAAAAGGCTCCCCGGTATTTCGCAATAGCAATATTAACACCTTGTAGTTTTTCAGGATCAGTACCTAATTTTGCAAGACCCGCCGCTAGTTTTGCCGGTTCACCAGTTAGATATGACATAACACCAGAGCTGACTAGCCGGTTAAGTATCACAGCAATAAGACCAGTAATACTTACAACCGAAAAATTCAGACTCTGTGAGATTATGTCCGGAATAAATCCTGCTAAGACAAGAGAAACCGGAATATATAAGACCAGAATATTTGTATATCCAATAATACTAGGAGCAGCATCGCTCTTAGAAAAACCCAACACCGCTCCAACTACCAGAATGGTTAAAAGTATAGGACCAAGCACATCCCATGGATCCATCTCACTATTACTTATTTCTCAGATACAAAATACTGCTAGATTACAAATGAGTATTTATAGCTCGTCGACTTCCTGGGACCCACAATGCTCGAATCCAAATCAGAGCCCCATTAATCTATCACAGTCCTTTGCAAAGCCCTGTGATTTATTATGTGAACTCGTCATGGATGATGTAATGGTTCCTCAGGCGAATGTTATCGTGGGTGACGAAGGACTTATTGTTGACAGTGAGGCCGGATTAGGATCTTGTAAGTTCAATGGAGAGGGATATACTTGCACGAAAGTCCTGGTCAACCACCCTAGTCATCATACGATAGAAAACATCCAGGCTGATGCTGAGGTTATTGCTATTTTTACTAATCCGACGGGTAAGTACTTATGCGTAAGCTCGCTGGTTAGAGTTAACCCAGCCCAGACCTCATCGACTCACTTTTTTAATTCCTTTGTTGGGTACGCTGATTCTACAAAGCCTTATACGACCGTTAATCTAGGCGAGAACTGGGGAATTCATATGATGGTTCCTCCAGCAGGTTCTTATTATGTATATGATGGAACCATGGTGGTCCCCAATTGCATGCCTACGAAATGGGTTGTTTTCAAATCGATGATCAATATTGATTCCAACGATTTTGCCAATCTCGTTCGGACGAACCAGCCTGGATCTCGACCTATTCAATCTCTAGGCGATCGTCAGGTCTACTTTAATGATATTGAGCAGCTTCCCGGAGGTCCTATGCCCCACGATAATAAGACGTACATGCGCTGCAAACGTATGGGCAAAAAAGGTGATGATGTAAAGCCTGTAACTGCAGCTGGCGTAAAGGATGAGTACAATAAAAATAAGGGAAGTGTACTTTCTACTATCAAAAAGTTTACGGCTGATCAGATAAGTAATAATGGAATCATAGGGATTCTTGATCTGATCTTGTTCTTATGTGCCATAGGGTTTGGTATTTACCTAGCCTACATGGAACGTAATAAGGACTATGTTGTTGCGCCGATTCTATTGGCTCAGTCTATGGCGGCCTATATACGAACAAAAATATTAGGATTATTTATGAAACCACCAATAGCTCAATAATATATCTAGGTTCGCTCATCCCAGCAAGTCTCGTGTTCAGCTGGTAGATCGTCTTTCCAAACTCCGTCTTCATCAGGGGTGAGTGAACCCTGCTCTTCCATTTCTTCAAAGGTCTTCTTACGACGGAGCTTGTTGGTGTCAACTAGAGTCCAAGTATTATCGTCAACACCAGCCGCAGCAGGCTTTCCAGCCTCGTCATCTTCAGCCTCCTCTTCTACATATCTATGAGCATTGGTAAACTGCGGAAGCTTAAATGCCTTTGGAGGAAGAGCAGCGGTACCACTGGCCGTATCCGTAGCATTACTGGCAAGATCTTGAGATTTATGAAACTCCATCTTAATCTTCTCCTCTTCAGCGTGTCTCTCGGCATCGGTCTTCCATTCAGAGGCGAGGGTTGAAAACTTCTTATTCCAAACAACACCACTTGATGACTTGTCTGCAGAAGACAGGGGTGGAAAATTAGTATCGTTCATGACCATACCCTTTACTAAATCCTCTTCCTGCTTCTGCTTTGCAAGCTTCGCAGCCTCCAAGTCTTTCTTCCATTGCGGAATCCAGACCTTTGACATGTTTCGTTATTATTAACTATACATCGAATACGAAAATCCATTTTCAACTAATTGAAAACGAACATTTAACTTAACAAGTTGTGTTTACCAAGAATGGTGTACGCAACTGTTATTACTACCGATGGGGCTATTGGCGAGGTTCAGATTCCGGCCAAGACGACCGATGTTCTTGAATGGATCCGAAAGAAGTACAAGCGCCCTGGTATGCAGTTTCAAGGAAAACTCCAGCACCCATCTAAGGAAAACTGTCAACTCTACTTGTTTGCCTGTATTGCCACTGAAGATGATGATATAAATCAACATATGCTTCCCTCTCCATTCGATGAAGAAGAATACGTTGGAAATATTGTTGTTTTGCAGTCAGATGATGCCGAAGATGAAAACCATAAGTCTAATGCTTCTGAATATATCAATTTGCGTTCCCAGGAATACGAGACTATTTATTCAGAATTTGATTTTGAGAAAGATGATGATGAGGCTAGCTATTTCGAGAAAGATGAGGAAGACGAGAATGCGGCTGAGATGGATGATGAACAACCGTATGTCGAAGAAGATGTAACTAATCAGCGCCAAGCCTATGTCGTCAAACCTATTCAGATTCAATCAAAGAATGTGTTTGTCGATACCGCAATTCGAAACAAGGTTATTGAAAACTTTACGGAACTCATTGAGAATAACGAAATAGCCAAACAGCTTGAGGAATCAATTCTTCATCTAGTAGCAGATGAATGTATTCGAGCGGGTATTGAAATTGATTGGGGTAATCGTATTTTCTGGAACATGTACCGAAGCCGATCCATTTCGTTTTATGAGAACCTTCGAGGAGACAATAGTTACGTAAAAAATAAGGAATCGTGGTTAAAAAAACTACGCTCCGGAGAAATTAATCCTAAACAGTTCACGGATTTAGGCGCCGTTGATCTTTGTCCTGCTCGCTGGAAATCAGCCATCGAAAAGATTATTGAGACTGAGAAGAAGCTGTATGCCAAGAACGAGAATGCGTCGATTTTCATGTGGTGCTCAGGATGCAAGAAGAAGAACAAGTGTGATTATTATCAGATGCAGACACGGTCGGCCGATGAGCCCATGACGACCTTTGTTACGTGCTTAGAATGTGATAAGCACTGGAAGTTTTAGGCACCCTTAGTTTCAGCAGTTTTGGACTCCTCTGATTTTGAGGGTGGTGACTTAGAAGCTGGTTGTTTAGCAGTATCTTTAGATTTTCCAGATAGAACAAGTGTCGGAGGAGGCGAGGCAAGACTAAACGGCGTGGTTCCGTTCATTTCATCGACGTATACGTGAATCTTCGATAAGCCGTTAGCTTCCTCGGGCTTGGAAATATCAGTGTACTTCGAGAACTTCGTCCTGAACTCTTCCATGACTACGCCCGGAATTAGGGGACTGATCTCGGCAAGACGATCATACTGGTCCTTCACATACTTCAGGAGATCGTGGGGGCTCATACGCTCATCACGAGGTAGAGCCATCTCAATCATAATAAAACGGTAAAGACGGGCATAGTGAATAGACGAGATACGATGACCCTCGGCCCGCTTTGCCCAGTTAAAATAAGAACCCACCGTGTTTAAAATAGATACTGTTAAGGAAGCAACACCAATAATCGTTGAAGCCAGTCCTTGATTTCCAACAAATAAAGTAGGGGCACCAACCGATGCAAATCCAGTAACACTCGACAAAATGATCACTGGAAGGTCAAGATATGTTTTTTTTCCAGTGTAAATATCCTCGGCACGTTTGTGAACCCAGGCCAGACAGCTAGCCTTCTCACCCGTCTGAGCGAAATACTCCTCTAGACGATTTGTCCAATGGATATTAGTAGAAAGATCCTGACTTGCCTCATCACCTCCCATTTTATAAATATAACAATTATTTAACGCACCACGCAAGGTTAAATTTAAAGTATATTAAATAATGGACTGGGTTTATGAAAGCCCACATCATACTAAGGGAGAAGTAGAAGTCCAAAGGTTTATTGAGCGAAAGACCAAGAATAAACAAATTGCCGAGAAGGCTACTAAGATACTCAGTCTTCGTCGGTTTTTGTATACCCATAAGTTTCGTAACGCCGACGAGTTACAGTCCTCAGTTTTCTATGATAAGGAAAAAACGCGCCCGGTGTTTAACAAAGAAACTGCTAAGGAAATATATTCGACTCTAAAGAAACGAGGTGGGGGTGATCATGATATTACGGATCGGGCTGTTCGTTCGGGTATTGAATATGTTCAAGGTTACCTTCCCGAACCCTTACAGAACCTGACAAACAATATTTATAACTATGCGACCGTTCTGAAATGGCTGAAGAAATCCCCGGCGGTAGGTCCTTTCTTAGACCTTGGTCTTTCGGCTTTTCATAGTGGAACAAACACGGCCATTGTCACAACCGATACAGCTGCCTCGGAAATTGGTGGACCACTGGGGACGGCAGTAGTATCTATTCCTGTCTTACTCACCGCCGCTACGGCGGCTGCTGCTCATGTAAGCGAGGATAAACTTGGAGATGCTGTTCACGCCTTGCTACTAGGAATTCCCTTTGTGGGTATTCCAACTCAGAGAGCCTTGGCTGAGGCAGAAAAAATGATTGATAAGGCTTCAGAGAGAAAAAGTGATCTTGTTAACCTACCTATTGTTGGTCCACTTGCTTCATATATACCCGACAAACGTGGCGGAAAACGATTTTCGACTCGTAGGCATAAGCTATATAAATGGAAGAGGACGCTGCGAACAAGATCCGAGACGCTCTAAAGGAGTGGATTGGTTTTGATGATGAAGAACGTAAACTAAAACAGCAGATTCGTGAACTGAATCAAAAAAAGAAGGAACGTTCAGCGGATATTCTTTCGTTTATGCGTGACAATTCAGTTGATACATTTGCTCTGGAGGGTAATGGAATTGGTAATATTACACGATCTGTTCGGATATCACGCCCCCCTCTACGCCGTACGGCAATCCGTACACAGCTATTGCTACAATTTGCTGATCAGCCTCAGCGTGTAGCTGAAGCTCTTCGGGCTATTGAGGGAATACATGAGGGAGATGAGATGTCAGTTGGTGGAACTCAGCGTGAATTACTGGTAAGGAGAGTACCTAAGGTAAAGAATGTTGTAAGTTTAGGTTAGGCGAGATAAAGCATCCTTGGCGGCTAGTTGTTCAGCTTGTTTTTTCGTAGGAGCGGTACCAATGCCTAGATGGCATTGTTGTTTATCAAGAGCTGCAACCGTATAAGAAGTTAAGGTAGATGAGAGAACTGTATAGGTTGGTGTATGATGAAATTTTGATTGATAGGCTTTCTGTAATTGTTCCTTGAAATTTCTATTGTTACGTAGTATTTCAGGAATGTCGATATATCTTTCAATAATAGAAACGACAAAGATCGATACAATATGAAAGTTTTTCTTGGAGTCCAACCACAGAGCCCCAAGAAAGGCCTCGAAAATATCACTTAGTTTACTAGTGTTGATTCGTCCCTTGCAATTATCCTCATTATGTCTGGAAATAATGTAGAATTTATCGAGACCTATTTTTTGACTTAGTTGTCCTAACATTTCATTGCAAACAATTTCTTTTTTCAGATCAGTTAGGAATCCTTCGTTTTCATGGGGAAATCGTGTGAACAAGTATGTCGACACGGTTGCTCCTAGAATTGTATCACCTAGATGCTCAAGTCTTTCATAGGATTCATCAAATAATCCAAGGCATCCAGATGGACAATCAGCAAGCTGGGTTTCCTCACCCAAGGGAGTGGTATACTTATCACGCTTTACGTAAGAAGAATGAACCATTGCGGTTTGAAACAAGTCTTGACGATGAACACTAAACGCGGTATTATGCCTGAAAAGAATACCTTCAATATCTTTTTTCGTGAAGAGTTGATTTTTTAAGTTGTAAGGGTTGTACATCATCTTTGATTTTGTGTATTTTTAAGTTTAATCGGTTCGTTTTCCACGACCATCAAATAAAAATTTATGTTTATTCAGCCTCATTTGGAGTCGTACGGGTAATAGCAAACTCATCAGAAAGCAGAGTAGCCTTCTTGGTTGAGATAATATAGGCGTAACAGTCTTGGGGATTCGGATTAGGTGTTGACTGGAAATATGAATCAATAAGTGACTTTAAATCTTTCTGTGAAATATTCCAAGCCTTCGTCCATGTTTGAGGACGCTGAATTCGAATCGTTGATCCATCGTCTTCAATCTTGAGCTTATTGAACTCCTTAAAGGCCTCCTGTTTCAGGATATCAATCATCTGTACCTCAACCGTCTTACGAGCCTCACGAAGTTCATAGACTCGAGAATTGAGTCCTCGTAGTTCATCATCGTAAGCCTTGTAATTACGAGTCAGCTGTCGAAGAGAGTTAATTTGGTCCTGCATTTTGAAATATTTTTATCCTCGGAACTTAAATCCGTTTTGAAGATAAGGATGTCGTTTGACAAGGACGAAATCGAAAATTTAAGAAAAGTTTACAATCGGGAACATCCAAGACAACAACCTATTCCCTCGGGAGAAACTCATGAGGTTTGGGCTAGTTTGAAGTCTAGATTACATGAACAGTGCAAGACCGGTACGGCCGAATGTATTATGGCTTCCATGTTATCAAAGCCCAAGGCCCCCGAGTCCTGGATTGCGAACCCCGAAGAATGGTTATCTTCCGATGACATTGATCATGTAGAAAAGCAGTATATGAAGGTGTTTTCTAAATATCATTACGTTGGAAGCTTTCCTATTGATTTTGATAAACGGTCAAAGACTGGAGTATGTTTAGTCAGTTCTCTATGTTCGATGGATATTAAGTCCTTGTATGAGTCGGGATATATGCAGATTGGAATTGTCTTTAATACTGATGTTAGTACGGGACCTGGACAACACTGGATTGCCTTATTTTGCGATATTAGTCCTGAACTAGAGTTTCCTCGTATTACCTATTTTGATTCATATGCCCAAAAACCCGAAAAGCAAGTGCAAACCCTAATGAAACGTTGGAAGGAACACTGGGATGCTACGGGTATTCATTCATCACCCATGCAAATGACGTATAATAAAACACGCCATCAATATGAGGATTCTGAGTGTGGAATGTATTGTTTATACTTTCATTATTGCTGCCTAGCCAAGATTCCAATGGAACATCGTATTCCGGATGAGGTTGTGCGAGGTATACGTGGGAGGTTATTTCGTGTTGGTAAGAAGTAATGGATATGCAAATGCCCGATCAAGGGTCTGCCCTGTGGTACGTCGTATATGGTGCGATTATCCTATTAATTTTATGGGTAGCCTCGACTCTATACTCTGCTATTCAACCATCACGTTCAAAGGCCTTAGCATCTGCTGCACCTATTTTTAAGGCGTATGAATCAGTGACTAAGTTAGCCCCTCTCGGATGTCCCACCACCCCAGCTAATCTAAGATTATGTGATTACTATATTGCCTCTTCATCGTATTCAATTTTCCCTGGGGCAAAGATTTATGACTATGTTTCAGACTCTATTCTTCCTCTAGTTATCAAGGCCGGTCCTCGTCTAGTGGAACTTGATGTTTATGCCGATGAAAATAACAAGCCGGTAGTAGGTCTTAAGAATCAGAAACTAGGTACTGATTATGCCTATAATACCGTACCGTTTGAGGCCTGCTGTGTAAGCATCATAAACACGGCGTTTAATAGCATCACCTGCCCGGTGTCATCAGATCCGTTTATGCTAAGTTTAGTCTTCCATACTAATAAGACGATCGTAATTAATGCTTGTGCAGAGATCCTGAAAACAACTTGCCGGTCTCATATGCTAGATACTACGTATAGCTATCAGCGTAAGAACTTAGCGGTTGAGCCTATTTGTAACTTACAGAGCAAGTTGATTATTGTCAGTGGCGGAAACGTTAAGGGAACCCTGATGGAAGAATTAGTCAATCTATCGTGGGCAACCTCTAATCTGCGTAGATTAACGTATACCCAGGCATCGCAGACGTACGATCACGAAGAACTCATTACTCACAATCGTAATGCCATAACAATGGTTGTACCTGATATTGGCGATGATTTAAAGAACTTTAATTCTCAAATACTGTTTACGTATGGATGTCAGTTGATTATGATGAACTATGGTTCGGTTGATAGTATGATGGAATTATATATTGGAGAATTCCAGCAAAATAGTGTGGTTCTGAAACCGGTGGCCTTGCGTGCGCTAAGGCCCAAGAAATACAAGAAACCAACAATGCCAGACCCCTCGGTATCGTTCCAACCTATGCAAAAAACCACTCCGATCTATAACGTCGTAATATAAAAACTCGTATCTAGTATACAAAAATGGCAAACGCTTGGCTCACGCACGTTAAGAAGACGATGAAGCAGATGAAATCAAAGGGTACCTACAAGAAGGGCGATGGACTCAAGCATGTCATTAAGGAGGCTAAGAAGACGTACAAGAAGGAGTCTGGTGCGAAGAAGACTCGTCGTCGTTATCATTAAAAAATAATAATAAAAACATTAAAATAAACATCATGGGCGGAGGTCTACTACAACTCGTCGCCTATGGTGCTCAAGATGCTTATCTCAGTGGAAATCCCCAGATTACGTTCTGGAAAGGTCTTTTCAAGCGCCACACGAACTTCGCCATGGAACCGTTTCGTATTAACTTAACGGGTACTCAGGCTTGGGGTACCAAGCAGAGTGCGATTATTGGACGTCATGCCGATTTACTCTACTCAACCTACCTCGAAGTCGTTGTACCTTCATTCGCTTCGGATGGCTCATCTTTACAGCTATGGAACGATGATCAGTCTTTCTTAGGGTTTAACTTAATTAAGTATGTTGAGCTTGAGATTGGAGGTCAGTTAATTGATCGCCTCTATGGTGAGTGGCTTATGCTTTGGAATACCCTGTCATCTACTACATCTAACCTTGAGATGTTGAAGCACATGTCGTCTCCTATGACTTTTTCTACTCTAACAACTAACGCTAGTGGAGGAAGTGATTACGTTGGTACATTTCCTTTAGGGTTTGGATGCAAGCCTGGATTTAATCGTCCCTCTAACTCGAATACTCTTTATGTTCCCTTATCGTTTTTCTACACGCGCAATCCTGGTGCGGCGCTACCTCTAATTGCTCTTCAGTACCATGAGGTAAAGATCAACATCCTGTGGAATGCTGCTTCACTTGTAACAGGTGACTACGTAAATCCGATATATAAGAACCCTCCTCCTCTAACTTCTGCAGCAATCTATATTGATTATATTTACTTAGATGTGGAGGAGCGTCGGCGTATGGCTCAGGAAAGCCACGAGTATCTCATTGAACAGACGCAGTACAATGAGGATAAGGGATTAAGCGCGTCATCGAATCGTATTGATCTAACCTTTAACCATCCAGTAAAGGAACTCGTGTGGGTTGTTCAGCCATCAAATTACACGAACTGCAAGGCTCCTGTTTTTGATGCATTGAACTTATGGAATACATATTTAAGCCCTTTAACTTCAGCGCCTCCTCGTCCAGTTGTTGGTGATATGGACGTTGATCTTGGTCAGACGTATTCATCATACGGATCAGGACATGGTCGGTTAACTCCGTTTACGTACGATGCTGATGTTGTACAGTCTCAACGTATACAGATTAACGGCCAGGATCGTCTTGATGCTCGTTCCGGAAGCTATTTCAACAAGGTTCAACCGTATCAGCACCACAGCGGTACGGTTAAGAATTATCCTGGTATTTACATGTATTCGTTTGCTCTGAAGCCTGAGGAACATCAGCCATCTGGTACGTGCAACTTCTCTCGGGTTGATACGGCTACCCTTGTTCTAGATTTTTCGGGAGATTACATCGTCGATCCTGAACGCGATGCCATTTGGGATATTCGTGTCTACGCGGTTAACTACAACATTCTTCGTATTATGAGTGGTATGGCCGGGCTCGCGTACAGTAATTAAATTTGTAACAATAATTATAAAATGTCACTTGCCAGAGTAAAAAGTCATCCATTCGAAGATTTCAGAACGTTTTTGTTTGAAACTCCTCGTATGGCCGTCTATTCATCAGTGCTTAAGGATCCAGCATCTTTGAACCAAAGTCCTTATGGCCCATCAGCTATTTCTTTTTTTACAGGATCAATTATCACTCAGAATTTCTTCGACCGAGACAGTCTTAATCCGAATTACCCATATGGTGGTAGAACGGATAGTAGAAAGATTTCGTTGACTGGTCCTGTTAATAATACCACAGATCCCTACTATACTAGGGACTTTTCTGTTACCTATGATGCTAATGATAGATTTGCAAGGATGGTTCTCATATTAGATCTAGTTTTAGGACCTCGACTCTTTTTTATAAAACGTGTTGATAATATCGGTGGCGAATATTTGCAGGCTTCTGTATATGAACCATATAGGGATTCATTGAGTGCTTATTACAAACCTCCAAATTTTACTGTTGGGAGTCAATTAATATGGTTTAATACACAAAATGCACCATTAAATGTGTTAACAAATGGATTTCCGTTATATAATAACGATCTTTCTCTAGCAATTTATGACAACAATGTTTTTCCTTGTCCGAAATTATCGTCTATTCCAATCCGTGGTGAGACACTTGCCGATAGTCAAGGCAATCTCTATACAATCAGAAATGATCATAATGTAACATATATATTAGATTGTGGCCCTGCCGATTTTAATGGTACAGCTACTTATGACTATAAAAGCACGACTATTGCACCTGGTCAACCGGGAAGTGTCATTACAGCTAAATTAAGACGTGGACCTCCTACTATAACAAAAGTACGATTTAGCACGACTACCCGTAGAGATATTACAACATATACTCGGAGAATATATTCAAATCCCAGTAATTACAGTGCAACGTATATAACACTATATGGTGAGAAAGATATGTATGCTAATTTAATTGAATTTAATCTTGAGATAGAAATTCCATATTTATTTGGTAAGGTAACAATGCGTTTTAGAGTTGATGGTCCATATTACAACACATATAAAATGTTTAAATTAGATACTTCTAGAGGAATTGCTGATCTAACCAGGAGAAATCCTACAGATTCTCAAATAAATAAGTCATGTGATTATAATTGTCGGTTTATAGAAGAATAATAACACCCTTAATCAAAAAACAAAAAAAGATTTAGTAAATACTAGTTCTTTTTTGTTTTTGTTTTATATTATTTACCATTCCATCATAACATCTTCCATCTTGCAAGCTCCTTCTTCGGCCGCCTTCTTCTCTTCTTGATTAATGATAATATTTACCGCATCGAGATCAGCCTTGAATACACTTTCATCTTCTTCGGGTCCCTCAGGTAGTTTCGTCTCATCAATTAGAATATTGACAATTCCAGTACCACAAGGAGGTTTCTGTCCGAACATGATGTTTGCCGATACACCCTTCATATTATCAAAGTCTGCAGAAGTTGCTGCATCAAATAGAATCTGAGACGTCTTCTCGAACGATGACTTAGCCAGAACACCGTTATCACTCTTGTTCATACCAAATCGATCAACTGATACTAGGTAGCCGGGGAACGTCATGGTATCAATCAGAGTGATCATGTGATGATAATTTACACTCTCAGAACTGAATACTTCCATGAATTCTTCAAAGAGAGCAATCCGAGCAGTTTCAATGCCAAAGACACTTACAATTTCATGAATGTCGTTCGAGAATGAGCGATACGGATCAACTCCATCAAAAGTAATGAGTTCAAGAAGATTGGCACCTTCCACATCTAGAACCGTCTGCTTGAGAGGTACATATCCACCCACTACCTCATCATACATGAGTTCCTTCTTTACCTCGCGAGGATATACACGCCCAATATCCGGAATACCAGTTAGAACAGTATCAAGTAGCTTATCTTCAATGAACCGAAGCGATAGAGAATTCTTTACAGTATCGGGAAGAAAGGTAATGCGCATAACTAGCTTTCCGGGAGAGTTCGTATCGGAGTGAAGACACTCAAATACACGAAGTACCTTATTATTAGAAATCTTAGTTTGAATGATGCTCATGTCCATGATATTGCGAGCAGCCATCTCCATAGGATCAAGTTCTAGGCGAACAATCCAAGGTGAGGTACACACTGCCTGCTGCGTAACTGAGAACTTCTCGTATGATTCTAGAATATCACGATCTTCTTCAATAGCAGTGTTCTTAGAGCTCGGATCGGGATCATAGTAAATACGCAGAGACTTGCTGATATCACGAAGCGTTGTCTTTTGAATCTCCTTCATCTTTGAAAGAACAGCGTCTTGTACAATAGCAATTGGCTGGCTAAAATACAGGACATTCATAGGACTCTTTGGATTGTGTGAGACAGACAGAAGCTCAACAATACGAGGAACACCCTGAGTCGCATTGGCCTTTGAGGTTCCGGCCGAATGGAAGGTGTTCAGTGTAAGCTGGGTAGTAGGCTCACCTACCGACTGAGCGGCCAGAGTTCCGACCATCTCGCCCGCATGAACCTTTGACTTCGTATACTTGAACCGAATGTCTTTGAGTAGATCATCAAACAACGTCTTCGTAAGACGAAGTTCAATAATTGACTTCTTAGGAGCTAGGTAGTACCGAAGTAGAATATGGAATAGAAGGTTTGGCTTGAACATTGACTCGGCACACAACTTAGCTAGCTCTTCTACGACATACTCGGGCGTTAGATCGGTCTTTACAGAATACTTGTTCTCGTACTTTGCTAGCATACGCTTCAGATGAACTGGAACGGACACTTCTGTATTCTTTACGTAGCGGAACACATCGCGAACCAGAACCTCACGATCCTTTAGAATCTGATCAACTAGATCAGGAGCCGTACCAACTTCGCCATTCACGACGGCCTTGAAATCATCAGCGGAAGCCGCAAATTCGCGATACACTTGCTCCATACTCCAAACAGCTAGATCAATGGGCTGAACTTCCACACAAATACTCTGTACTCCATCGCCCCCATACATGAACTGTACAATCGATCCATTTACGTTACGAACAGTGCCATCATATTCTACTCGAAGATCTTCCATGATTTTTACAAGTTTACGCTGGATGTAGCCGGAATCTGACGTCTTAACGGCCGTATCAATGAGACCCTCACGTCCACCCATGGCGTGAAAGAAGAACTCCGCCGGACGAATACCAGAAATGAAGCTATTCTCTACGAAACCCCGAGATTCAATGCCATCATCATACTTTGCAAAATGAGGAAGCGTACGATCTTGTAGCGTGTACTTTACACGCCGACCGGCAATGAGCTGCTGACCAAGAAGAGCCATCATCTGCGTGATGTTGAGACTAGAACCCTTCGAACCAGATTCAACCATCTGAACCATGCGATTCGATTTAGGAAGACTGCTTGATACAGCCTTCTCAATAGTAGAGTTTACATCCTTCAGTGCATTCACGATCTCATTCTCAAGATGCTCACCATCCGGACGCCCAGAAATATTGATGAAGGTTCCGGCGTGAACCGACGTCATAATATCCGCAACCTTTTGACGACCATCAGCTAGAGTCTTTTTAATGAGTTCGGCCGTTTCCTCATTAGCAATGAGATCAGCTGTTCCAACTGAGAATCCCGTGTATAAGTTGTACTTCGTTACGATGTTCTGTACGTCATTGATGAACTGACCAGCTCGCTCAGGTCCAAAATCATTGTAAAGTACGTGAATAATACCCTCTGAAGCCTTACCAAAGGCACTCTTCTTAAGAATACCCTTCGTTAGTTCACCGTTTTCTAGCTTGATAGGACCATCATAGTTCATGAGTGGAAACGCCTTAGAAATGATCTCCTTTCCGGTCAGAGCTCGGTTCTTGCGATCATATGAATTGTAAGGCTTCTTCATCCGAGCAAGTAGGTTCATGGCCACATATTCAGGAACACGAACCTCGTCCTGAGAAATACGGTACGATCCAGTAAGAGTATCCTGGAAGATCTGGATAATTGGAGAGTTAAGACGAGGAGAAATGATCTGCCGAAGAACAGAAGCTAGATGCTTTAGTTCCATAGCCGAAGCAATCGATTGAGGGACGTGCATGTTCATCTCATCTCCATCGAAATCCGCATTGTAAGGACGAGTCGCTGAAACGTTCAGACGGAAAGTCGAATACGGAAGAACACGAATGCGGTGACATTCCATCGATGCCTTGTGAAGCGAAGGCTGGCGATTAAAGAGAACAACATCTCCATCAATTAGGTGACGATGTACGATGTCACCGACATTGATATCAATCGTCTCAACCGTTATGAATTTCAGGTTAATAGATCGATTCTCTTTCTTTGTGAAGACGACTGACTTTGCGCCTGGATACTTGGAAGTACCGTTGCGAATGTAGGAAAGTAGACGATCACGATTGTAAGGAGTTACAATTTCTGGGAACGTTAGATTCATAGCAATTTCTTGAGGCACACCAAGCTCATCAAGTTCAATATTTGCATCTGGAGTGATAACCGAACGGGCTGAGAAATCAACTCGCTTGCCCATGAGATTACCACGAACACGGCCATTCTTTGCTCCAAGACGAGACTTAAGCGTCTTAAAAGGACGCCCCGAACGCTGAGCTGCCTGTGGCAACCCCTTGATATCGTTATCAACGTAGGTTGCTACATCAAACTGTAGTAGTTCAGTATACTTATTGATAATATCTGCTGATTCACCCTTATCAATCTTATCACGAAGACGCTGATTATCACGAACGATGGTAATAAGCATATGAGTTAGATCATCTTCCATACGCTGATTATCTTCCATGATTACTGAAGGACGAACCGTGAGAGGCGGCACGAGAAGAACCGTACAGACCATCCACTCGGGCCGGCTGAACTTAGGATTGAAACCAATAAGTTCGATGTGCTTGTCGGTAATACGCTGAAAGCAACGAAGTACCATCTCACACTGAAGCGGGATCGGATCGGCCAGCTCATCGTATGTAGCAGCCTGCAGAGAGGCTACTGTATTTTCAGCCTTTTCAGCTTTCTTGATGAGCGGGGACTTGCAGTGAGGACAGGCACTGGTATCCTTATTGAGCTTCTCCTTGTGTTTTGCGCTCTTCTTGTGTACGGCACTGAACCGATCAATTCCATAGCTTTTTAGGGCAATGGATTCAAGTTCTTCATCGGGAAGATAGGGATTCGAACAATTTAGGCAGATGATTTGAAGAATCTTTTGAATCTGCTCAAGAAACTGATATAGGTACACCGGTCGTGCAAGTCGGATGTGACCAAAATGACCGGGACATAGCAAATTAGTCTGCTTGCAGGTTGGACATACCTTACCGTTCTCAATTACTCCAAATCGAGCATCAAATACACCCCCAGCGACGGGTTGGTTCATCTGATGGGGCTTGTCGGTAATTACCTCAACGACGCTCTTTGAAATAATTTCATCTGGGTTCGCGATCCCAAACTGGACCCCGATGATAGTGTCGCCCATTCTTGTTATTACTATGCATTGTCTCTAGATTCTTCCGTTTTCATTTTACCATTAAATTATCTATTTATCAAAAGTAAGAATGCAGCGTTTTAAGAACTTTACTCAGACTAAACTTGTACCGGTTAATAATGTGATAGATGCGATAACCACACCTTCGACGGAGCCGGTCGTTGTAACAGTGGTAGCTGCGCCGGAATGTGTTCCTGAGGTGGTTATTCCGGTAATTCAAGCGGCGCCTGAGCCAGTGGCTGAGCCAGT